AATCCTCTTCATCGTTATCAATTTTTAAACGTCGATTTAATATTTCGACGGAAATATCAGCACCATCTGTAAGACCAGCTAAGTAGCCTACGATGTACCGATACTCAGGATAATCTGAAGCGGAGCCTGATGCAAGCGAATTTTTTACATCTTTAATTTTTTCTTCAACACCTCTACGGATGTCAGTCGTTAATATCAAAGTTTAATTCCTTATTTAGAGGAGCTACCTTTTGAAGATGTAGGAACCTGATAAGAAGACTTATCAAAATTATTTAGAACACCTTTGTTAGCTCGCACTGTAAATTGGTCTGTAGGAATTTTAGCAGTATCCCCACAACCCGTTCCATTTGATTTATATTCCATTTTAAATATTCTCCTTTTAAGAATTATTTGTTAAAGCAGCTTTACGAACATCTTTAAGTTCATCTTCCATTAGTTTAAAGACTGCCATACCTTTTTGCAAGTCAATTGTTTTATCTTGTTTAGCTAACTCACTTAACATTTTCAGAGCTTCTTGGATTTGTTTAAGCTGACGATCTTTATCATTTTCTTCAGCTTTCATTAAGTTAGTTGCACCTTCAATGTAGGCTTCCAAAGCAAGTTCACGTTCTTTAATATCAAGCTCACGGTTTTTAAGAGTACTTTCAGCATTTTCTTTAGCCATTTGAGATTGAAGTTGACGATCTTTAAGTATACTTTGAGAATTATCTTTAGCCATTTGAACTTGAAGTTTACGCTCTTCAAGATCAATACGACGACCTTCCATCATAACCATTTGCTCTTCTGGTGTTTGTGGGCCTTTAGCAGCTTGCTGGTTAGCAACTAGCACTTTTTGGGCAGCTTGTATCATAGCTTGCTCTACAGCTTGTGGAGAGACGTTTTCTTGCCCCTGTAGCATCTGTTGAGTTACACCATTCATTTGTTCTTGATACTTCATTACCGAATGCTCTTGAATGTTAGAAGACAAGATTGGAACAATACGCTGCATAATTGGATTTGCTCCATTAGCAGGGTCTTGCATGTAAGCCATTTTAACTTGGACATGAGCATCATGATCCTGTCCTGCAAAAGCACGAATAGCTATTCCTTTAGATGCGGCTAAGATATCAGAGACAGGATCAAGAGGTTGCGGCTGGGGCTTAGATGGAATAATTAAATCTAGATTAGGAATATGAGCCGCTTTCAAAATAGTTTTATGTAGCTCTTCAGTATTATACATTCCCGGTGGAGCTTGTTGAGCCATCTGGAATGCCATTTGAGCCATCATCATACGATGCGCTGAAGACGGAATGTTAGGATCAGATACAGGAACAATATCAATACGACCATCAAAGTCTTTACGTAAGACTTGAATCTCATCCCCTGCCATCTTAAACGGATAGTCAACAGGCATTGACTCATAGTTAATTCGAGCTAGAATTTTAAGCTCTTCACGTTGAGCATGATGTAGACGCTTATGGATTGCAGAGAAAAACTTACTTGAAGCTTCTAGCAATGCCATTGTAGTCCCTACTGGACCATAAGAAGCTGCATCACTAATTACTTGTTCTGTGTTATCTGCAAACTTCTGCCCAGTTGATGCTACAAACTGAAGCATAGCAAAAAGAGTTTGTGATGGTTCTTTGTATGGCAATGGAACAATTGACTTTGAAAGGTCCATTCCAGTTGCTTCAACTTCTTTAAACTCGCCGGGAGCTATAGGATCATTATCACCAGTGATACGAACACCTTTAGCACGGAAACCAGCTGGTAAGTTAGCAAACTGACCTGCATCAAGTAGACTACGCATTGCTGATGTTGCAGATGCAGTTAAGTTACCCAACATATGAATATAACCGATACCGTAAAATCCCAATGCAGGAACAAAACGATAGTGCGTAAAGAATAGTTTCTTTTTCCGTTGTGGATCATCAGGATCATAGTTACGACGAATTGAGAGAACTGCTCTGCTATCCATATCAATTGTTACAATATACGGAAGAGTTAGATTTGTATCATCTTCTAAATCTTCAATATCTAAATAGCAGTGTTGTTCAAGTAAAGTATACTGACCATCAAAGTCAGAACTTGTTGGAGACACGCCTGTAACTGAGTTCATCTTAGTACGAAGCGGAGAAAGATTAGGAACTTCAGGATTTTCTAATAGCTTATCAGATGCTTCATACATGCCACCTGCAATCTCACGTTCAAGTTGGATTGGGCTGCGGTAAAGCACTTGAGTGTATCTGTCTGCACTTCGTAAGTTAACTGCGAAATTAGATACTACAAATTGATCAATAGGAACGAACTCACTGACTGGACGATCCATACCATTATCATAGTACATCTTTTTAAAACTTGAACCGAAGAGTGGGAGATGAAAGAGCATACGCTCCATTTCATCAAAGTACTCAGGCATAAGCTCAGTTAGCTGGTAGTTCATGTACTCCTGAACACGATTAGCTTGATCTTGTTTTTCAGTAGTAATCTTACCCAATACTTGAGCTTTAACTGGACCACCTGCAGGAAATAGTTCTGCACTTGCTTTAGATTGGAAGGAGACTGCAGATTCAATCAATAGTGGATGAACTGCAGTACATGCACCTTCAAATGGTTCATTAGTCTCTTCAAGTTTAAGACCTAATAAATCTAAACCACTTGTGAACATATCTTCCCATTCAGCACGGGACTCTAAATCAGCTTCATAGGAATTAATAACTTGTTCTGCAATATCTTCTAAGTTGTCATCATCAAGTTCATTGACTAAGTTTTTATAGAAACCTGCAGGATCACTATAATTAACAGATGGGTTATCTCCTGCTTCAATTGAGAAGTCAACAACTACACTTCCATCATTAGCATCATATTCAAATGTAGCTTCAGAATCAGGTTCTCCTACATCTAATTCAATAATATTATTATTTGTAGTAGAGTTCATATTCATTTCAAAAGGGTTTCGTTCTGTAGCCAATGCTATTCTCCTGATGGACAGTAAAAAAATAAAGTAATTTAATGGTTAGTATAAAGAGATTTCAACTAATAGACAAACTTAAACTCTCCAATAAGCTCTTTTACGTTTTTTATATCCAAAATCATCATAGTCTTCATGATCAATATCATCAGGATGTATTAAATTCCAACTATCTCTCATGTAGATAATTGCCATTGTCATACAGTCAACCATATCGTCATGTGCTGCATTTGGAAATTGAATTGATTCCATAAATAAAGCATCAGCCCATTCAGTATCAGGTAGCCACACTTTACCTGCTTCTAAGTAGGGAGACGCAGCGTAGACCCGTGAGACTTTATCCCTATCTGGCATGTACTCTAAGATTGGAATACGTGATCTTCGCATGTCTTGAATCAATGATTGACCACTTGCCTTCTTTTCAACTACACAGACATCAGGTTTATATTCAGCATACATTTCTTGAGCTAGTCTACGAAGTTCAGGATATTCATATCTACCATAAACATTAGATAATAAAATTAAATTACCAGTTGGTTGTTCATATCCATTAACATCTTCATCCATTGAAGTAAAGATACCCCATGTCTGAATTACACTATTGTCAGCCGTTGACTTAGTACTGAATGCCGTATCATAAGTTTGAAGAATAAAGTCACAAGCTGGAGGGTCTTCATATTCCCATGTCTTAAACCATTTCTTTTTAATGATCCCACCTTCATCTGGTTGTGGGTCTTGCATGTATAAAGCATTCCAGTATCTGCTACCGTTAGATGCTTTAATTTCTTGTTCATCAATTCTTAAAACACTATCTGGTTTCCACTCTGGAAAGTACGATGAGCCAATTGGTAAGTCTAACAGTTCTGCTGATTCTTCATCTAACCATGCTGGAATGCGGATTACATCCCATTTATTATCCATCTCTAATTCTTGTTCTTGTTTTAAAAGCCACCCACAAATGTCATCAAAGTGATAACGAGTATTGATAATAATAATTGCACCATTAGGCATTACACGAGTTCGTAAGCCAGATGGATACCATTCTTTAATATACCGTCTACCGTTCTCACTAATTGCATCTTCTTCTGACATCACGTCATCTAAGAGAGCAATGTGAGCGCCCCTACCTGCAATCTGTGATCTTACACCAGCTGCATAGTAAGACCCATTCTTATTCGTCTTCCATTTACCTGCAGCCTTAACATCTGATCTTAATCGTATTCCATTAAATATTTTACTGTAGTCTTCTGAGTTTACAATGTCCCTTACTGATCTACCAAAGTCAGAAGCTAGTTGATCACTGTGAGAGACTGACATAATCTCATGAGAAGGATTACGACCAATATACCATGCTGGAAATAGTTTAGAACAGATTACTGATTTACTTGATCTCGGTGGTAGGAAGACCATTAATCGATTACATTTACCATCTACTACTTGCTGCAGCTTATGACAAAGAACTTGAATATGCCTACCCATCTTAAACTCAGGTACAATTTTAGGAGCTTCTTTTCTTACAAAAGTTAAGAAGTCTTCATTTGATTTAGTATAAACATAATCTGTAAGAGCTTTTTTTAAATTACCGTAACTTTGAGTATCTGATGAATTTATAATAGATTCAGTATTAGTCGAAGATGTCATTTTCTTTATTATCCATTACTATTTTTACGTCCTGATAACCTTCATCGTCTTTATGCATACCAATTAGAATATCTCTAAATAGATATAATGTTTCTA